CAAGCAACTCAAATGGCTGCTTATCCGGGTGCGTTCGTAGGATTCGGTGGTGCTGCAATGAACTCTTACGCTATGCAAATCATGGCGGGTTGTTGCTCTCAGTATGGAATCGACCTTTCGGCTGTGCTTGCTCAGTACGGATTCTCATTCTCTTACGATCAACGTCTTGCAACTGCATTGGGTGGACAAACTCAAAACTTGATTACTATTCCGGGTGCGATTCAATTGTTATCTTACAATCTTGCTTCTTGGAATCAAGGTTTGGCAGATTCAATGCGTGGCGGTCAAGGGTATTCACGTACTCAGGTGTTCTTGCCTTCAGGGTTGCCAGTTGACCTTACTATGAAAGATGATTGCGGTAACTTGTCTATCGTAATGACTTTCACTGGTAAGGTTGTAACAATGCCTGATGATATATTCGAGGCATCAGACAAGTACGCGGGTGTTAAATTTGTCAATCAAGTTAGCATCGTAAACCCGTCTTAAGTCCTGAGTATTTATTACTTCAGGACGGGGAGATTACGCTTCTCCAAAATGATGATGGCTTACTATTAAATTAACAAAAAGGGTGCGGTTTATATCGCATCCTTTTTTGTTATCTTTGACCAACACAATATGATATGTGCGAATCAACACTATTAGGACTTAAAGGCTGCAATGCGACTGAACCAACAACGGGATTATATCTTGATGATTTGGGAATTAGTCAGTCATTGCTTGGGCAGTTAATAACCGATCAGTATCAGAACGGGGTTGAATTATTTGAGGCGAAACGATCATTCGCTTGGAAGCAGTTACAATCCAAGATGATGACGGCTATTGCAACTCATATCAAACCGAACACGATCATTGAAGGCAAACGAGTAGGGCAGTTTAATTCAAATCCTGCTGTTGCTGTAACGGCTAAAGGTGCTGGTCAATGGGTTGGGATTCGCTTGAAAATAACGCCACAATCAACGTCTTTCTTGGAGTTGTATTTGGACAATATCATTATTCACGGCACGGCAACAAATATCGGCGTTAAGGTTTTCGATCTATACAGTAAAAAGTTGATTGATACTTTTACGGTTCTTTCGGGCGGTGCAGAACAATTCGTGCAGAAAAACTTTAAGTCAGCAAGACGAGCGACTGAGATAGCTATTGTTTATGAAAGCACGTTCAACACTTTACGAATGATTCCAAAGCAGGGCAGTTGTTTAGACTGTGGCGGCAATCCTAAATACTCTCATATGTGTCCGTTCGTGGATGCGTTGGGCGTAGTGTTAACGATCTCAGGCGATACGGTTCAAACGATTACATCAACACCTTACACTTGGGGTATGTCGTTAAATTACAATGTGAACTGTGATCGTAACGCTTGGCTGTGTTCAATCGGTGCGAGTTTATCAATGTCGTTAGCTTATTTGACGGCTGTTGAAATTGTCGGATATGGATTGACCGTTTCAACTACACAACGATCTAATTCGGCTGTAACCATATCTGCTGAACAATTAACCCAAATGCAAGCGGCTTACACGGCACGGTTCAATGAAGAATTTAACGCTGTGCTTCAACATATTCAGTTGCCGTCCGACACTTATTGCTTCGATTGCCGTAGAACAAGCAAATACGTAACAGCCTTACCGTGACAATCGAAGAACTTAACAAAGAATTAGAGCAAGCAGCATCGGACTTAACGACCGTTTATGCTGGCTTTTACTTGTGTTGCTCCGATCTAAAGGATGCAATGAGTGATCGCATATTTGTTAAGTCGATTGGTGCTGATGGTCAACAATTACCGTCTAAGCCTTACAGTTCTGATCCGATTTATGTCGATCCTAATTCTTTGCCGCGATCTGTATCTTCATTTCAAGTTGGAAAGACTGGCAAGAAGATTAAATCAGCATACTTTCCGAACGGTTACGGTCAATTAAAAACTGCTATCTGTCGTGGTGCTTTAGAGTTGACTAACAACTTATTTTTAGACTTTACCAATACGCCACAAGTCGATCAATTCAATACGGTTAAAATTCTTGTCGATGAGAATAATGTCGGCAAGATTGCAGGACTTGAAAAGCTATACGGTGAAATATTCTTTCCGACTGAAGATGAACTTAACGATCTTGCTGATTGCATCGAAATTCAGACGGCACAAACACTTGAACGATGAACGTACTAAAAGCGATAATTGAACGGTTAAATCAGAAGTTGGATGCGAGCAATTTGTTTCCATCGCTTTACGGTATTGCTGCTCCTGATCCGAACAATGCTAAATCATTCTTGGCTTACGATGGTAACGGTCAGAACTTACTTACTGCAGACTACGATAAAACGGACGGCACTTGCTTTTGGACTTTACGAGGTTCGGTTTCGGTTCGTAAAAATGACGGTGTTCAAGTTAAGGCGTGTCAGGATATGTACATCACAACCTTTCCGCTACGGGCTTACACGGTAATTAAGAAAACATCCTTACCGTGCGATTCGAACTCGACTGAAGGGTACGTAATGGATATGTTTTTTAAGTACGTTCAAGGCAAGGACACGGCACTTAGAAACGATATAGGCGTTACAGATATTTATTTTAGACCAGTCGGAGTTGTTTCGAATACTCCAGACTTACCCAAGCAATTTGAATATGTCACTTTATACTTTGATTTGGATGTTGAGGTCACGGCTCAACTCATTGAAGGATGCTACGATGAATGTGGTGTCAATCCTATACCATTGCCTGATGGAACGTGTCCACCGATCAATAGGGTTGTAAGCGTTACGGGATTAGATACTGACAATACCGATCCATCAAGACCGATTGTAAAAATATCGGTTGATGGCTCTACAATAACTGGACAAGGTACTCCTGATGATCCACTTGTTGCAATCGGTGGCGGTGGTGGTGGTTCGCTTCGTGTTCAAGACGAAGGAACGACCGTAACCAACGCAGCGACATCGTTAAACTTTACTGGTAACGTAACGGCTTCACTTGCATCGGCTGGCAACGTAACGGTTAATGTACCAAGCCCAACGCCACAAGTAAACTCAGACTGGAACGCTTCGAGTGGTGTTGCTGAAATATTAAACAAGCCTACAATCCCTGCGGCTCAGGTCAATTCGGATTGGAACGCATCAAGCGGGTTGGCTCAGATTCTTAATAAACCATCAATCCCAGCCGCACAAATTCAAAGCGATTGGAATCAGTCTAATAATGCTGCACTTGACTTTATTAAGAACAAGCCTACCATACCATCAGGAACAGTTGAATCCGTTAACTCAGGCGTTAATATCAGTGTTGACAACACCGATCCTGACAATCCAATTATCAACTCATTAGCGGATAGGTATAAGACAACCTCAACGACATCGAACACAGTAAGTAACGGATCAAAGAATTTCACAGTTGATCTAAATCTTTCCTACATTCCATTGCAGGAAATACTTGTTGTATTTGATTCTGCAAACCATATGCACGGTGAAGTAACAAGTTACAATCCTGCTACGGGTGCTTTGGTGGTTGACATAAAGAATCACACGGGCAGCGGAACTTATACTTCGTGGACACTTAACTTAGACGGCACTCCCGTTGATGCGTTGACGGGATCGGGAACGTCTAACGAGATTGCATACTTTACGGCTGCGAGGGTATTGTCATCTTTGCCCGTTGCGACCTATCCAAGCCTGACTGAGTTGAGTTATGTTAAAGGTGTAAGTTCTGCTATTCAAACTCAATTGAACGGCAAGCAAGCAACCTTATCAGCAGGAACGGGAATAAGTTTAGCAAGTAACATCGTAACCAATACAGCACCCGATCAGACCGTTGTATTGACAGCAGGCACGGGAATAGGCGTTTCAGGTACTTATCCGAACTTTACAATAAGCAACACCAATTCAGTAAACCTTGCCCGATTTCGTTCAACTACTAACCAAACAGCCGTAACGGGAAACACGAATAACAACCGTGTTATATCGTTTTTAGTACCTGCTAACACATTACCAGTCGGAGCAATTGGAACGGTTAAACCAAGAGCAAGCAAAACGGGAACGGCAGGGATAACCACGTTTCGAATGTACGCTAACACGGCTGATTCGATCACATCACCTGCACCAACGCTGTTAATGACAATCGCAACGACCGCAGGAACTCAGCCTTATTTGGGCGGGTTCAGGGATATTGCAATTAAGAGCGCAACGGTAACGCAAACGGCACAAGCGAACACTTCAATCCCGTCTGATGCTGTTGTAGGTAACGCATCACTAACCAACTCAAACATTGATTGGACGGTCGATCAGTATTTGATCGTTGCGATTCAAAACCAAGTCAGCGGGGATTCAACAGTACTTTCATTTATAGACATCGAATTTACATGGTAAACATCACAATAACACCCGATCAAATAAGCTATGTCGATTCTGTTTTAGGATCGGTAAGCTACCAATATAACCGCGAAACAATCGAACAAGTGGACGCTGTATCGATGCACATCGAAACGGATAAAGGCGTGGTGCTTTACAACGTATTGCAATACTCATTTAACGGACAATCATTCACTAACACAACCGAGGCGATAGGCTTCATAAATAATTTGTAATCATGGCAGGCAGAAAGATAACCCAACTCCCAACCCTAACAACCCCAGCGGCAACTGATAAACTCGTTATTGTTGATGTTTCCGACACGAGCGAATCGCCACAAGGCACATCGAAACAGATTGCTGTGAGTAATCTCGGTCTAACCTCCATCGAATCTTCCACATTAGACGTGTCGATAGCCGATGGGGTTGCGACTGTGGATTTGCCGTATAAAGTCTATTCAGCACTAATCACCCAAAGCGGAACGGATGCTCCAACCGTGACCGTATTGCAGAATACGTTAGGCGGAACTATTGTTTGGGAAAGAGCCGATGTAGGTGATTATACTGGAACTTTAGTAGGTGCTTTCCCTGCAAATAAAACATTTTGCATAAACGGAGGAGTAAGTATAAATGGAGGGCAAATGTATTTAAGTCGAACGTCTAACGATTTGATTAATATGTACTCTTACCTAATTAATTTTGACGATTTAGCATTTCCTACATCAGATAATGTAATACAAGGTTCATCAATTGAAATCAGAGTTTACCCATAACCGCCCAATCAAACAGATCGACAATGCGTAACATTTCGTTTATAGCCGTTCATTGCACTGCTACTCCACAAACCACTACAATCGCTTCGATTCAAAACTATTGGAGAAACAACCTAAAGTGGCGGTCAAGTGGTTATCACGTAATCATTACACCTGACGGTAAGATCAATCGACTTGCACCCGATGAGGCTATCTGTAACGGTGTGGCGGGGTTTAATTCGGTAAGTTTACACGTGTCGTATATCGGTGGCGTGGATGGGAAAGGTAAGGCAATCGACAACCGAACGCCACAACAAAAGGCTGCATTGCTTCAAGTGGTTACGGAATGGAAACGAAAATACCCCAACGCGATCATTCAAGGACATAGAGATTTCGGAGCAAAGAAATCTTGTCCATCGTTCAACGCTAAGGCAGAATACAAAGACATCAAATAACCTTACACCGTCCAAATCGGGCGGTACTTTAGCAAAACCAAACCAACAACCGAGCGTATAATTGTGGACTAATAACCTACGATTATGCGCTTTCTGTTTTTACTTCTACTTACTACCAACCTTGCCGCCCAATGCGAAACAGATCGAACGGGGCGGGCTTATTTGGGCTTACCGAGTTTCTTTAGTCTGTACTTTCAAGGGCAATGTGTGGAACGTAATATGGGCGATACCACTATCTGCGTTAAGTTTCCGCCCCAATCGGTCGGTCAAGTGGCGGGATTTAGCTATTCTTCACCAAGCGGTCAACCTGCATTCGTTACAGCTATAAACCAATACCGAACCGACTGTGAACTGATCGAACAAAGCCCATTGATCTATCCATCGAATGACACGGTTGTAGTGTGCTATACTATTGATGCGGTACTGATCGACAACTTTTGCCCGTATGCGATACTATCCAATGGTTTAGCGGTTGAGTTTTGCGGGATTGAAGCGGAATACGAGCAGAACTTTATTAGGCTTCACTTTGCGACTTGTTCCAATGCGGGGACGCTTAGATATGAAGTGATTGTTTCGAGCGATTTAATGAACTGGAAAACGATTTATGCGTTACAGCCCGAACAAGTCAATTCAAGCGATATAACCGACTATAATCTATCAATACCGTACAATATCGGTGGGCTTCAATACATCGCAGTCAGGGAAATCGACTACGAAGGGCGCACAACCGTTTCGGATATTGTCGTGCTTATCGTTCCTGAAGTGGTTAGAAATACGGGCGGCTTTGATTTATTGGGGCGGTCTGTAAACAATTCAAATTATCTTTACATCGTTAAACCTACCCGATGAACATTCGTAAAATACGGCAAATCTTAGACCTGATCCTGGACTATTGGGCAAGGACGGTCGGTGCAGCACTCGGTCTTATTAGCCTTTTACTGTACCTATTCAATCAAATCGACGAGCCGACATTCTACAAGTTTATAGGTGCAATGGTGGCAATCGGAATAATCCCTAAAACAAACCGAAACAATGACAACGCAGCAGAATAACGTCCGCTATGATACATTGGTTAGTCGCATCCCATCGGATAGCGATACGGTTACTTTTTACCGTGTTGTAGCGGTCGGGAAAGACTACCATTCTTACTTTACCGTTAACAATGGAATCGTTACAAAGGTGTATGTTACTGAGCGTGGCGATACATTTCTATATCCTGACTACGAGGCTTCAATAGAATCGCTTACCTTTAACGTGAAATTGCATAACGCTAAACGGTCAATGGAAGCCCACGACACAATCGAACCAATTAACATCGAACCAATCGGAGATACTCGGTTAACATCGGAGTTTATTGAAATACCTCAACCCGTTTCTGTACCGGTTATACACGATCACAGTGCAGAATGTACGGGCGGGTTAATATTCGTGTCGGTACTTGCCGCATCGCTTTACTTGGTGCGTTCTTATGACTGTTGGGTTGAGTTTGGCAGCAAGTTTAAACGCATCCTAACTGCCTGATCTTATTCGCCCCGTTTCGTTGAGGTCTTTTTTGTGCGTAATAACCCCTATATTAGCACAAAATTCTACTGATAAGTGTCCGCATTGTTTCTCCTTGAAAATTCCGCTTCGTGTCTGTACGCTAAAGTAGGCACGGATAAGGCTTTCACGTACCGAAACGATCTGTTTAAAACGACATTTACACACATCAAACCGCTTCAATTTGATCATTTAATTTCCGATGCTGAAGATAGCGAGGAGGTAACACTGGCATTTGACCGGGCAAAGAAGAACCCGAACAATCCGAGGGTATTTAATTGCAGAACATTGAAGCGAAACGGTGTGCATCAGTGGATTGTGTGGGAGGTCTGTTACATATTGGGTGAATATCATCTACTCGGTGTAATGCTTTACGATGTGGTTAGTGCTACATCACACCAATACGAAAAGATGAAGAAGCAGTTGGAAGATGTCAAGTCGATCATTGCTCACGACCTTAGACAACCGCTTAGATCCATTGTCGGTCTTAACGGATTGCTCCAACAGATTGACAAGAAAGCCGAACCGAGAGAGTATCAGAACTTATTGCGGATGCTAAACGAATCCACTCAGCAGTTGGATGATGTGTTTAAACGTGCAATCGAACGTGGGGAACTAGGGTTAAATTCACATTGACAAACTAATCCTTTTGGGGTATATTTGGCACTATGCAAAGCACAGCAAAAATAACCGATGAAGATAAGCGATTGTACGAGGTGGTGCGGTATCGGTTTGATAATAAGCTAATCAGTGTAAACGGGTGTATCAGAATGTTACGGTCGATTGTTTCAGATCGTGAATATTTTGAAAAGGTTGGGCGGGATGAATTTTTACGGTCGTTAAAGCTAGAATGATTATCTTTGTCGTGTTCGTAGGGGTTACGGATTGAGCAAAAGGGGTTGATTCGTTCGCCCCTTTTGTATTTTTATTATGTTGGTTTATAGCGAGTTGTATTTATTTTCACTACTTATTGTAGGGCGTATTGGGTTAATGTGTACGTTTGTGATCTAAACAAATACACTATGTCAAAACTTACAATCGAATCATTCAACCAAGATGGTGATGAAGTGCAATTAATTTTTCTTTCTGATATGAGAGAAGGAGTTACTGAGTTTCAATTTGATATGTTAGATAAAAACGGTAAATCTTTTTTTGACGATCAAATTTCAATAACAAAAGGTGAAGCAAGAGTTTTAATTTCATTTCTTACAACTGTCTTAAGTAACGAGCCATTTTAATCAGTCAACCCTTATGACCAACCGACTAACCCAACGCAACAGACCGATCCGAATTGTTAAGGACGGCAAGCGGTACAAGATAACCGTATTGTATCGGAGGTATTACGAATCAACCTACACCGATAACATCGAAGCGGTTGAGGTACTGCAACGGTACAAATTTAGCCAACACTATACCGTTCAGCAAGCCTACGAAACGCTCTATCAACAGATTAAAACCGATAACCGACTGAAATGAAACTATCCAATCAAACCGTGATTGTAGCGATGTGCCTTATCACAATATCGCTACTAACCGCAATCGGTACGTTCATCTACCGAGTAACCAGAAACGAATCGAAAAACCCTAAGAACGATAAACTATGAAAGCAGTATTCACGATTGAACAGATTGACGGTAAAATGGTCGTAACAGTTGAGGCGGCTGAGATCGTTGTTAAGCAGCAAGAGAAGTATTCGCTAAACGTAAGCAAGAAAGATATTGAACTTGCCAATCCGCCACTAACCTCAATAGTTGAATATGATCCTAAATAAACCCGAACCAATCGAACTGAAACGTATCGCGTGGGAAATGTTCCCGCCCGATATTTTCCACCAAGAAAACTATCCGACCTTATGCAAGTTGTACCCAGTCGCTATTTGTCAGACCTTATTCGACCGTTACGATTTGAAGTGGCACGAGATAGCCTTTGCAATGTCGTTACGTTCTCAGGTAGAAGTATTGAGGCTAAAAGAACAGCATCGGAAACTAATCAGAACAGACGAACTTTACCAAACGATTTATAACAACTTGAAATGAAAAACCTCATCCCAATAATACTCATTCTAACCGTCCTTACTTCGTGCGTTACCGAGCGCAAACGGTTGAAGATTTGCGCTAACTGCCCGACCAAGATTGAAACGATTGTACGGGATAGCATCGTTCGGAAAGATTCGACCATAACATTGCCAGGCGAAACGATTACTGAATACATTAGGATCGAATGTCCTGATGGTGCTAAACCGACCGTAGTAACCAAATCCAAATCGGGCAAGCGTGGTCGTGTGGAAACTAAAATGGTCGATCCGAACGCATTAAAAATTGACTGCATTATTGATTCTGCTGCGGTTGTTATCGCTTGGAACGAAACGCACCGAACCGTAACAACTGAAAAGGTCTTGCCGTCCGAGGTCAACTGCTACGACTGGAAAGATATGATCGGGGCGGTCGTGCTTAGTCTGATCGCTTGCGGAATGTTCGGATCGTGGTTGGTTTGGGGGAAAAGGAGTAAGAAGGAATAAGTAGTAAACAACCACCACCAACCGAGCCGATCTAACCAATCGGCTTTTTTATTGTCGAAAATAAACGTGCTAATTATCAACGAGTTAACACGGATATTCACAGAAAAATGCAGTCCGATGTCGAACGTATTGATAAAGTGTGTACGTTTGCTATATCAAATAACAACGACATGACAACAGCGGTTCAGCAAAATACTTACAATGTAGTTTACAGTAACGGTAAGCCTTCTAAAATCTACATTACTGCAAGCAATATTCGAGAAGCCTGCAAGCAAGCAAAACAGATGCAGCAAGAAATCGGATCAGCCTATTATAAAGTTGTAAGATGTTACAACGGAGGCGTAAGAGGATAATAATAAATTCACACGGGCGGCTAACCACCGCCCACAACCCTAACCCCATGCAACACTATTTTAAACTCATCGGTCAGCCCGTATATTTCGGGTACAACAACGGACGTACGATCAAGGTCAAAACGCAACCACACACAATATCGTACCACACCCGCGAACAGTCAGACGATTACCAACTATTCGCAGCAGGTAATCCATTTTACGAGCCAATCGGAGCAGAACATTTCAGTCAGATTCTAACCGAAGTTAACGAGGCTATCCAAGCCGAAGTCCAAACTCAACTATCACTTTCAATCATCAAATAATAACCCCAATGGAAACATTAACCCACTACAAGAAACTCAGAAACCCCGACTACATGGGGGCGTACTGTATGCCTACCGATGGAGGCGAAATCATCCTAACGATTAAGTTCGTTCGTGTCGAATCTGTTGCGAACCCTGACGGTAAAAAATCAGATTGTACCGTTGTTCATTGGATGGAGCAGAACTGGAAACCAATGATCCTAAACGCTACCAACAGTAAGATCATAGCCAAACTTGCCAAATCTCCATTCATCGAAAAGTGGCAAGGCTTACAAGTTCAAATCTATACCGCTAAGATCAAAGCGTTTGGTGAAGAACACGATGCACTACGAATCAGAACATTCGCACCGAAACCAACCGCAGCACCTACACCCGATCCGATCATTGACGAACAAGCGATTAAAGAAGCAATCGACAAGCTAAACACCTGCACGACTGAGGAAGCACTAACCGCAATGTTCCGATCATTCACGCCACAAATGCAGAAGATCGAAGCGATTATCAAAGAGGCGAAGATGGTTAAGGACATGATTAAAGCGACTGAATAATGATACTACACGACATCGAACAGAGAACAGCCGAATGGTATCAGATACGAATCGGTAAGGTAACGGGATCAGAGTTCAAGAAAGTAATGAGCAAGAACTGGATGGACTATGCCGATAAGATCGCAGCCGAACAGTTGACAGGATCGAGCCTTGACGATGAGGATGGATATGTGAGTTACGATATGCAGCGTGGAATCGATTTAGAGCCGTTAGCGATTGCCGAATACGAACAGCGCAACAATGTTCAACTTGATCGATACGGCTTCATTCAATCGTCTAAATTCGAGCATTTAGGATTAAGCCCCGATGCAGTTGGATTGGAAGTATCATTCGGAGTTGAGATCAAAGCCCCGAACGTAGCAACTCACATCCGATACATTCGCCACGACAAAATCCCAACCGCTTACATCGATCAGATTCTATGCTATTTTGTAGTGTGCGATTCTATCCGACACGTTGACTTCGTTTCGTATTGCCCCGACCTTGAGCAATACCCGTACTGGCAGAAACGAATTACACGGGATGAGTTACAGACCGAAATCGAACAAGCCGAACAAGCACTAACTAAATTTTTCCGACAAGTAGAAACCGTTAAAACCCTAATCGAAAATGAGAAAGCCCCTAACTGACAGCCTATGTGCTGAACTTGCCAAAGACTTCAAGCCGTTTAAGGTAAGAAGAAACCCTGTTAAACCACAGAACGGATTTAAGACATCAACAACCTACACCGTAACTGAACTACGCATGAACGCATTGCATCAGTGGGTGCTACGGTTTACAAGTTCTAAGCACGATTGGTTAGCTGAAAACTTCGATATGATCGTAGAAACAAAAGCCGAACCGAAACGGATGGTAAGAGGTTTGTGTGAATACGGATATAATACTATTGGTGAGTTTCATAAAGTTGATAAAGATGGATTTACTTGGATTAAAACCAATGGAGGTATTTTTAAACTCCTAGCCATCGAATCCGATCCGATCCAAGTCAAAGCGCAACAGATCGATGACAAACTGAAAGCAATCGACTTGAAACCAACCGAACCAAACCCCGACAATCAAACGGTTAACGCACTTGTTCAATACGTTTCAGAACACCGCGATTCAATGAGTAAAGAATCGCTTATGCACTTTGCGAACCTTATCGGACTAATTAAACTCGGAGCGTTATGAGCAGACAACGAAGCGGACGTACTGGCGAAAATCAAATCGTAACGATCATATTTCCCGAATTTGAATTAGAAGTTCACGGTTACTACATTGAGGGCGAAAAGTCAGACCGAGATTATCCGGGCTATCCGTCCGACCTTGAAATTGAAAAGGTCGTACTAACTAAAGGAACGCCACTTGATCTAATCAATGAAGGATTGAACTATGACGAATTGGTTAACAAAGCAATCGAACAAATCGAATCAGACCTATGAAAATCTTATCAAACCACACCGTACTAAAGGCACAACTACCTGAACCGTACTACCTGCTAATCCGTAAATATTTCCGCGCACCTAAACTATGTTCGAGCCTATCCGAAGCGATCCGACTAACAATCCCGTGGCATCCCAATGCGACTGCTGAAGGATATTACTTTTGGGAGCAGGTTTATAACTGGTCGAAAGGGCTAAGAGAAAAGCCGCCACGAATCAACACAAGCGAACCACTCGAAGATTATCAAAACATAGACTTTCGATACCATACTTGCAAGGTGTTAGCAGAAAAAGCGATCAATGCAATATCGGACGAATACGGCTGCATCGAAGCGAACAAAGAAACCGTGAACTGCTATAAACGGTATATTGTGTTTAATTACCTTATAGCGTACAAAACACAAGCGTTCGGACTGAAAACAATCGGCAAGGTCGTTGCAGACCTGATTGGTCGGAAAAGTAAATTCGATCACGCCACTGTTTTAAACGGACGTAGAATCCACTCACAACTAACCGAAACCCGCGAACCTTTATACTGCCAAATGCTCCAAGCCTTTAATCAACGGATGGAAGCGATTGAACTGGAAAAGGTGGCGTAAATTAAAAACCCCAAACGAAATGAAACCCGTAAACAACAAATCACTACTACACTTTATTTTCGATCAGATGGAAAAGTTAGACAACGCATCCATCACAGTTGAACAAGCTAAGGCACAAGCAAACTTAGCCAAGCAAGCGAACAACTCATTAAAATACGAATTGGATAGAGCCAAAGTATTAATGGAGATGTCAGAACACAAAAAGCAAACTGGAGATGTAATTGAACTTCGAGAAGCAGAAGGTAAAAACTTTGAGTAATGGAGATTAAGAATCAACAGATTTTTACTTGTGGGGAAGGTAAGCAACGATTTCAAATTTACTTTACAGTTGATTTAATACCCGTTTCAGTAGTCTTTAAGTATGACTTTATAGAAAGACAAAGCAAAGGATGGAATTTAATTACCGGAGAATTAGAAGATCGAATTGCTTATGAAGAGCCTAAGTTAATAAGTGATATTTTTACAAAGGATGTTTTTCAACAAATCATTGATTTGGTTTGTGAGAGATTAAACATTGAAGAAAGAAAGGTTATTTGCTTGACTGAAAACAGAATAGCGAATCAATTTAATTTTAGTAAAGATGACTACTTTTATGAATATCTGTTTGAAGGAACTTTTGGAAGGGCTTACTATTTAGAAACCAAAATTCATCACGCCTTAAAATACTGGGATCAATTTCAGAAGTTAGGTGAAAGAAGAATTAAAGGAGAGTTCTTTTTAGATGATGTTGATGAGATTGATAGAGATTTTTACCGTCAGTTTTATAAAGTAAAAAGGTCTATTGATTTGCAAGGTGTTTTTAACAATAGAGATCATCACTATATCTCTCAAAAAACTATGGACAACTTCATTAAAAACCTATCCAAAAAGAAATCTGTAATCTAATTTTTCTTATCTTTACAGCACGTTCAGAGGTGAGAGCCTGAACCCGCAAGACATTAACCGCCCAATGGCGGCTACGTCAGAAAGTAGTTAACGCTACTATCTGCTCTCACCGTAGCCTTCATTGGGCTTTTGCGTTTTATATGAATGATTTGTTTAAAAACTTCAAGCCTGACACCATTAGAAAAATGGCAATGTCTTTAGAAGATTGGCAAAAAGAATTTGAAAGTTGGGGTTACTTTGGCAAAAGAGAGGCGCAAAAGACTTTTGATATGTACTCTTTGATCTTTACAAGGCAAGTCAGGAAAACATTAAACGAACATTCTTGCTGCGTAAAATGTGGATCAAAAGATAAACTTCACATCGACCACATAATCCCAAAATCTAAAGGTGGCAAAAACTCTTTAGATAACGTCCAAATTCTTTGTCAAACTTGCAATCTTAGAAAAGGAAATCGTGTTTAACTACTTCAATTATTTCTATCATTGGATAGAAGAAAATCCCGATAAAGTCGATCCGTATATCACTTCCGTCTACTTTGCATTACTTAACCGTGCGAACAAGTCAGGATGGAAAGATAAGTTTGCAATTATTCTTATCGACCTTCAGGAAACGTGTGGCATATCTTCTCGAACCACAATGTTAAAAACACTCGCAAGGTTAGAAGAATTTGGATTTGTAAAGACTGTTTCAACCACAACAAACCAGTACAAAAACAGAGTAATCTGCCTTCCATTAAATGAAAAGCACTTGGATAGCACGTGGAAAGCAGATGAAAAGCACGTGGATATCACTTGGACACATAATAAGACTATTAAGACAGTAAAGACAGATAAGACTACAAAGACTAAAGGGGCGGATTTGAATAAGGTCTATTCTGAAAACGAATCAGTCAATAAACACTTCATCGAATTTCTTAAAAACAGAATCGAAATAAAGAAACCAGCTACACAACGAGCAGCAGATTTACTGGTCCACGAAATGCGAAAACTTTACAAGACACCCGATGAAGCAATACAAGGAATCAATCAATCAATTATGAAAGGATGGACGGGGCTGTTTCCAATCGGATCACAAAACATCAAACCCGAACCACCTAAAACATTCAACCGATCATCAGCGAACCATTACGTATGATAACATCACAAGAACTCGAAGAAAAGATCATAGCGATTCTACTATCTTCAAACGATCACAAAGACGAGATAATCGTTCAACTTAAATACGAATACTTCACAGTTGACCGGCACAAGAAAGCATTTGAAGTTGTTAAACGGCTGCATAAGAAACAGCAGCCAATCGACATTGCTTTCTTAAACCAAGAGAATAAACTCGCCAAACTACTCGAAACGTCCGACATCATCACAATAACTCGATCACTGGACAAAGTTGTTTCGGCTTTCTTTGAACCACACGAAGCGATCATTGCCGAACTTAGAAACATCTACCTGAAGTCGCAAATACATCAGATCATTACAGAAGAATCAATTGGACTGTACGACCGACACGATGCCACTATAACCGCTTCGGAAATGGTCAAACGGCTCAACGAACTTATGGATACGGGGATGAGTGTATCGAACATCATCACAACAGCCGACCTTGTTAAAGACGAACGTGAAGCATATTTCAGACGGCAAGAACTTAACCGACTTGGTAAAACAAGCGGGGTTGATACGGGACTAAAAGCACTTAACAGATTTACGGGTGGATGGCAACCTGAGTTTATAATCTTAGCCGGTCGACCTTCAATGGGAAAAACAGCCCTTGCATTATTTCACGGCATTCAATCTAAAGAAGCGGGGATTTACTTCAATCTTGAAATGAACCCGTCACAACTTTGTCAACGGCTTATCCTTCAAAACGCAACGGGCAGCATAGATTCAAAACGGTTACGTGATGGCAATCTTAATCAGCCAGAACTGCACGTATTTGAATCGACCATCGGACACGTTGAAAAGATGCCGTTCACTATTTACGACAAGCCCCGTTGCGGTGTTCACGAAGCGATCAGGGTTATTCGGCAACAAGTCAGGAAGGGGCAATGTAAGTGGGTTATTATTGACTACTTACAGTTAATGACGCTCGAAGGGTTTAGAGGCGGTAACCGTGAAGCGGAAGTATCGGAAATTAGTCGAACGCTCAAAGCCGCCCAAAAAGAACTGCAAATACCAATTATCGCACTATGCCAACTTAACCGACAAGTGGAGCAACGAGCCGATAAAAAACCGATGCTTTCCGATCTTCGTGAATCGGGATCACTTGAACAAGATGCCGACACGGTTTGCTTTGTTTGGCGTCCATCGTACTACAACCTATCAAACGATGAAGGGAAACCATACACCAACGAAACATTCTACCTATTCGAAAAGCATCGACAAGGATCAACGGGGACGGTAGAGTTTAGAAACAATGAAACCGTTACGACCTTTTACGATGCGAACCAAGAACCAATGACATCACACCTACCAGTACAAATCGAATCAACCTCACTAAACCACATCAGAAACGAAAATGAAGATTTACCATTCTAAAGAGTTTGTTAATGTTGATCTTAACAAGGCAAAGTTTATCCTTGAACTCCAAGCCCTAACCGATGCAGAACTCGCGCATCACTTTCCGAAACTTGCCGCGAAACTTGATCGGGATGGCATTATTAAAGCGGTGGTGTTTGGGGTTGAAAAATAAATTTTCGCATCAGTGTTGTTCGTGTTGTTTATTTGTGTACGTTTGTCATATCAAAATACATAACCCCATGACAACAGCAACTCAATCTAACACTTACCAAATTATTTACAGTAGCGGTAAGCCTTCAAGTATCTACATTGTAGCGAGCAATCTAACTGATGCAAAGAAGGAAGCAAAGAAAAGAGAACAAGAAATTGGATCAGCCTATTACAAAGTTGTAAGATGCTACAACGGTGGAGTAAGAGGCTAAAGATAAAAATCCCACAGTATTCGTACAGGGTTGACAGGCTGGAAAGACAGCCATTTTTTATTGTAACTAAACCAATATGGCACGAAACAAAAAATACATTGAAGCAACTAAGCACCTGAGTAAACGAGTACCTGCCAGTCAGTTACAGAAGTGCCACGAAATAATTGATGAGTACCTAACCCCATTTGAAGCCCCTAAAGTAGAGTCGATTCCGATAACTCAATTTACAACGCAACATCAATTTCACGATCCGAGCCAATGAAAGAATCAACTATTGAATTTGCATTTACTCATAAGGTTTGTCCAATCTGCAAACAAAATAAAGAAGTTGCAGAATATCCAACGTACTTCAGCAAAGCAAGAAACAAGCACAGAATCGGTAATTACTGCAAACCTTGTGGAAGGAATCAAGCAAAGACAAGAGCAATGAAGCACTATCAGGATAACAAAGAATATAAGTTGAAGTATTCCAAAGACTATAGGGCAAATCCTGACAATAAAGAAAAACTGAGCAAGATTAGACTGCACTTCAAAAAAAAGTATCGGGAAGAACTACAAGATTGTTACATCAGGGATGTGCTATCTACCCGTTATGATATACCAGTTGAGGTATCAAGGGAAATGCCTGAAATAGTAGAAGCAAAAAGACTGCAAATCAAAATAAGAAGAAAAATCAAAACCTTAAAAAATGGCAAAGAACAAGTTAACTGACCTCAATGATCATCTATTCGCAGCACTGGAGCGATTGAATGATGAAGAACTTACCAACGAGCAAATCGAATCGGAATCGAAACGTGCTGATGCTATCATAGGCATATCCGATAAGATCATAGCAAATGCAAAGATCACACTTGATGCGATGAAGTTAATGTCAAACGGAAACTTAGACATCACAGAGATTCCTGAAAGTTTTGGATTTAAAAGAATCAATCAATAACTAACCCGTAACACGCCGACCAATGAACCAACAGACCGATATTGATTTTACCGACAAGCAGCCGACCGCGTTGATGCGACTGGAGGCGATTCTGATAGGATGTATGTCGAAAGAGAACGAATCATTTGACATAGGATGGAATGCAGCTATTGAAATGGTTATTGAAGAAATCGAATCAATAAAACCCTCCGAACTTGCCGACCTTATTAAGTCATTCTGCGAGGGCGGGATCGAAACCGAATCCGCTGAAACGTGGAGTAAGAAATGGAAACAATCAGACCAACCCTAAACACAACTAACAATGACCGAAACGATTGAACAAGCGGCTGAGAGGCTGTACACCGAAACAGAAGTTTTACAGTTACTTCATAATTACAGAAATAATTTTGAACTGTATCGAAACATTCAAGTGTTGCCCGATATGTTTTTTGCTTGGTTTAATAAGAACAAAAAGCAATCCTCTTAACCGAACCCGCATCGGATAAAGGAGTGGCAAGTAATGGAGTTAAACGATATGTACTTTACGGAACAAATATCCCATAACCGCATGGTCGAAATCCTCAACGATATAGCCGAGGGTAAGCACAAAGAAAGGATTGAGATATGAAGCAGACAGCGGTTGACCTATTTTGCACTACAATTGCAGATCATATTGAGGCAGTCTTTAATGGTTCAATTCAGTTAGATGAATTTG